TATTATAAAAAAAATATGACTAACTATATTATATCAAACAATGGAAAGTATATCATGGAAATTAATAGACAAATATTTCAAAGACAATCCACACAATTTAGTAGCTCATCATTTAGAATCTTATAACGATTTCTTTGACAGTGGAATAAATAACATTTTTCGCGAAAACAATCCTATAAGGTTTATTGAAAGAGAGGAAGAAGGTGTAGACACTCGCAACGAAAGCTTATTATATTTAGGTGGAAAAGATGGGTCAAAAATTTATTTTGGTAAACCTGTTATTTATGACGATAATTATGCGCATTACATGTATCCAAATGATGCAAGATTGCGTAATATGACATATGGTGTTACAGTTCATTATGATGTTGAGGTTGATTACATATACTACGTAGATGGCGAAAAAACGGTTTTAACAAAAACGTTGGAACAAATATATCTAGGACGTTTTCCCATTATGCTTCAATCTAAATTATGCATCTTAAACTCTTTGACGAGAGATGCGCGTTTTAATATGGGTGAATGCAGGAACGATTATGGAGGTTATTTTATTATTGATGGAAAAGAAAAATCCATTGTTTGTCAAGAGAAATTTGCTGATAACATGCTTTACATTCGCGCAAATAAACCTGATGATACATATAGTCACTCCGCCGAAATAAGATCTGTTTCAGAAGACGCATCAAAACCTGTTCGCACAACTGCGGTTAAAATTGTTGCTCCCAGCACAAGGCTTTCTAATAACCAAATTGTTGTCTTAGTTCCAAACGTTAGAAAACCTGTTCCTTTGTTCATTTTAATGAGAGCATTGGGTGTTGTTTCCGACAAGAGTATTATTGAATATTGTTTATTAGATTTGGATAAAAACGAGTCTTACATTGATTTATTCATACCGTCAGTGCATGATGCTAACAAGATTTTTAACCAAGAAACTGCGCTTAGATATATTGCTTCTTTCACAAAGCGTAGAACAATTACTGGCACATTGGACATTTTAATGAATTATTTTTTACCGCATATTGGCGAGCAGAACTTTTTAGAAAAGGCGTATTTTGTTGGTTATATGGTGAATCGTATGTTGCGCGTATTTACAAAGGAGGACAAACCAACGGACCGCGACAACTTCCGATTCAAAAGGATTGAGCTTTCAGGTTCTCTCATTTACGATCTTTTTAGAGAGTATTATTTGATTCAAAAGAGAGATATTGCGCTTAAAATAGACAATGAACATTACTATCATAAAGGCAAGTATTCTGGAGAAAGATTTCCAGAGCTCGTTGAAAACAACTATCGCGATTTTTTCAAAGAGAGAATCTTAGAAAGTGGTTTTAGAAAAGCATTTAAAGGGAACTGGGGAGCTGAAGAGCATACGAAAAGAGTAGGAGTTGTTCAAGATTTGAATCGTCTGTCTTGGAATACTTTTATCTCTCAGCTTCGCAAATTCAACTTACCATTAGATGCAAGTGCCAAGGTTGTCGGTCCTCGTTTACTTCATTCTAGCCAATGGGGTTATATTGATCCTGTGGATACCCCAGATGGTGGAAATATTGGATTGCATAAACATATGGCAATAAGCACCTTTGTAACAAGTGGCGCTTCTAGCGTTCCAATGATTAAATGGTTGCGCGCAAAAACAACCATGCGAATATTACAAGAATGCTCATCTAAAATGCTCGGAAATATGACAAAGATTTTTGTAAATGGTGTATGGATTGGTGCGATTGATAATCCCATAGAAACCGTCGCAACGTTTAAGATGTTTAGACGCAACGGTTTAATTCCTGCTTTCAATAGCATCTCATTTAATTATGAAAATAATGAAATTTTTATCTATACGGATTCCGGTAGATTGAGTAGACCTATATATTACATTGATAAAACGACTAACAAAATTAGTTACGATAGAAAAGATATTATTGAAAAGATCAACGACAACAATTACACGTGGGAAGAAGCTGTAAGTGGATTCCATAAAAAATCAGTTGAAAACTTTAGCATTAAAAATAACACCATTTATGACATTGATGAATTATACCCAGACCTTAAAAGTTTGGAAAATATTGAAAAGGAATTTGAGAAGGACAAATCAGCGCTTGAATATGTGGACACATCGGAAGAAGAAGGTTTGCTAGTGGCAACAAAACCAGACGAACTTAAAAAGCACAACTTCTATACTCATATTGAGATTGACCCTTCTCTCATATTGGGTGTCATGGGGAATTTGATTATCTATCCTGAAAACAATCCATTGCCTCGTAACTCATTCTCTTGCGGTCAAAGTAAACAAGCTGTTTCTGTATATCATTCCAATTTCCAATCGCGCATTGATAAGATGGGTGTTATTTTAAATTCAGGTCAGATTCCTCTTTTAAAATCAAAGTATTTGGAATACGTAAACAAAGAGGAAATGCCATATGGTGTGAATGCCATTGTGGCTATTATGTCTTATACTGGATATAATGTGGAAGACGCCATTTTAATCAATGCTGGCTCAGTTGCTCGTGGAATCTTTAGAACCACATATTATTCCATGTATGAAGCGAGAGAAGAAACCTCTAAAATTTCTGGATCTACTTCAAATTCTTATTTTGCCGATGTTCAAACCAAAAATGTAACTGGATTAAAACCTGGTTACGACTACAGTAAACTAGATAAATGGGGTTTAATCAAAGAAGACACACCTTTGGATGATAAGACAGTTGTCATCGGAAAAGTCACTTCTAATTCCATTGACTCTGATGTGGTTATTGACTCATCTGTTTTCCCCAAGAAAGGACAACTCGGATATGTTGATAAATCATTTATTACAGAGGGGGAAGAGGGAACTCGTATTGCAAAGATTCGTATTCGCGAAGAACGTATTCCAGCTATTGGTGATAAAATGGCCTCTAGAGCTGGTCAAAAGGGAACACTTGGCCTAATTATTCCTGAAGAAGACATGCCTTTCACGAGCGATGGCATTCGTCCTGATTTAATTATTAATCCACACGCACTCCCATCTCGTATGACTATTGGACAATTAGTAGAGAGTCTATTTGGGAAAGCATGCGTCGCATATGGCGGATTTGGCGATTGCACTGCGTTTCAAACTAAGGGTCCACACGTTGGTGTTTATGGTTCCATGTTGGTAAATGCAGGGTTTCACTCCAGTGGAAATCAAGTTTTATATAACGGCATGACTGGTGAACAAATTTATTCTGACATTTATGTTGGCCCAACTTATTACATGCGTTTGAAACACATGGTAAAAGACAAGATCAATTATCGCGCCAGAGGACCCAATACAATGCTTACCAGACAACCTGTTCAAGGCCGAGCCAATGATGGTGGTCTTCGCATTGGTGAAATGGAACGCGATGGTGTCCTGGCTCACGGTGCGTCGGCATTTTTGAATGAATCTTTTATGGTTCGCGGCGATGAATATTATATGGCTGTTTGCAATAAAACAGGAGGCATTGCAATTTACAACGAGTCATTGAATTTGTTCTTGAGTCCATTTGCTGATGGGCCAATAAAATTCTCCACCACACTGGATGGAAAAACAAACATTGACAATATTAGTAGATTTGGTCGTTCTTTTAGCGTTGTTCGTGTTCCATATGCATTGAAACTTTTGATGCAAGAATTGCAAACAATGAATATACAAATGAGAATTATCACAGAAGACAATATAGACCAGTTGATGAACATGTCATATTCGGATAATATTAATAAATTATTGAAGATAGACGATAAAAAACTTAGTGTGGCAATTTCCGGATACATTCAAAGCGTTCAAAAGATTCAGCAACAACCCACCGCAAACAGACTTCCAACTCCTTCGCCAGAATTTGCTCCAGAACGCGCATCTGACGACAGTGTTCCTTACGCTTCAGCCAGTCCAGCATATAATCCAAATTATAGTCCTCCATATATTCCAACCAGTCCAGCATATGATCCAACCGCTAGTCCAGGTTATGATCCAAATGCTAGCCCTGCCTATGACCCAAATAGCCCTCAATATAATCCCAACGACAGTCCGGTATTTTCACCACACAGCCCAGAAGACGGTCCTCCAAGGTTTGAACCGAGCAGTCCAGAAGAACCACCTCCAATTGAAGGCATTAAATTAAAAAATGAAGCTGTAAAAACACAGTTTGACTCTCTTCCGGAGAGAGATAAAATAATGTTAATGAAAATGGTTGCTGAAAAGAATGCAAATAAAGATAAGCAATCAAATGAGGAGCAAGTGGCAACAAATCCCCTCTCCTTAAAAAAACCAGAGTCTATTTCCAGTGATGTAACGTCTATATTAAAGGTCCCTGAAGAGAAAAAGTCTGAGGAAGAAGGCGACGGATCTTCTTCTGAGAAAAAAGGGGGTGAAGTAAAATCGGTGTCATTTAGCGGAGATTCGGATTCATCGTCTTCATCTTCCGGCGAAACAAAACAGATTAAAATTTAATTCCGGCTCCTTGCCCATTAAACTTGCAATTTTGATATTTTTTATTTATTGTTTTTGGATAAATAAAAAATTGAATGAAAATATTAAAGATAATGTGTTGTATAAATATAATGGCGACACAGAACTCAAGTGGATTGGTATCAATTGTTTATAAGTCTAGAAAGACTGTTCTAGAACTTATGACAAAACAAAACTATGCAACTGATGATTATTCAAATTTTAGTATTAATGAGGTGAATTCTATGCTTCAAAACAAACAATTGGACATGCTTTTAGAGAAAAAGGAGGAAGACCCTTCTACAAAGAAGAAGAACAAAATTTACATTAGATACTATTTAGCAAAAACGCTGCGTCCTCAGAACATTCAGGAAATTATTGATGACCTCTTCAATTTAGAGGAAGTTCTAACAAAGAGCGACACGTTGATGATTATTATTAAAGATGATATGAATGAAACAATGACCAACTTGTTGAAACACATTTGGGAACAAGACGGAATTCTAATTGTCATTCAAAGCATCAAGCGTTTGCAGTTCAATCTTCTAGAGCATGTTCTTGTGCCACCTCACAGGGTATTGTCAAATGACGAAGTTGCCGAGGTAAAGAACAAGTATAACATTAATGATGATTCGCAGTTCCCAGACATTTCCAGATTTGATCCTGTGGCTCAGGTTATTGGAATTCGCCCTGGACAGGTGTGTGAGATTATTAGACCCAGCAAAACAGCTATTAAGAGTTATTATTATAGAATTTGTGTCTAATTATAAATTCTAATTGTATATATAATGGAAAGCCCAGACCAGATATTTGACAAGTTAAATGCATATACATCAAAATTTTATTCAGCTTTAGATGATTTTTCTAATTCATATATAAACTACAAACTATATCCAGGATACAGTGAAAATGAGAACATTTACGCGAATAATAAAGCTATTTTAGAATCTTTGCAAGCGGATGTATTTGTTGCCACAAATGATGTTCAAAGAAATATAGATACACTCAACAGCTTGATAACCGATTTAAACGCAAAAATTGCTACGGAAAAAACAAAAAATACTACATTGAAATCTCAATTATCACAGTTGATGTCAAGTTCAAATGGAGCGGATTCATTAATTGGCGAATCTAGTGAACTTTATAAAATGCAATGGTTGTCCAACGTTACTTTGTTTATTGGAATTTGTTTAATTTTAATAACTTTATTTAAGGTGTTTTCAAAACCAACAGTTCCACTTCAGAATGCAGTATAATCCAAAATACATTTTCTATTTATCTTTATAATAAAAAATGTATGACATAATGAGCAAACTTTACAAAACTTACAGTTATGCAACAAAAATAGAACCTACAACTATTGTAGCAAGAAATAATTCAATGGGGGTTTCATTATTTAACAGAAAATTAAACCAATACGCTAACGAATCAATAAAAAAATCAATAAAAAAAATGGAAGACTTACATAAAGACCCAAACTACAAAAATAAATTAATAGTCGCAAAGGCATTTAATGACAAAACCAATAATAACTATGTATTCAAGTTATTTGCAGGAGCAACAACAATATCTCTTTCTTTATATTTAGTCTATTCTTTTATGAAAAGATACAGAACATAATGTTTTCTTATTATATATAAACAATGGGTGGTGACTCAAGCGACAATATTAATTCAAAACTTATTGCATTGCAAGCGTTAGAAGGACAATATAGCAATAAGCTAACCGAATATGCAAATGCGAATGCCACATATATTAGCGCTTTACAATCACAAAAAACAGGTTCTAGCAGCTATGTTGTTTTGCCAGGAAAAAAATATATGGGAACTGGAAGTATTTCTGAAACGATAAACAGTAGCGTGTCAATGTGTGAAGCATCTTGCAGCGCAAATGCATTGTGCACCGGAGCATCTTTTAATTCAACGTCAAAGGTTTGCAAGTTAAGAAGTGGTAATAGTTTGTTGACGGCTGGCGCAGCAAGCGACAATGCAATTATAACGGACGTTAGACAAAAACTAATAAATTTAGGGACAATAAATGCTCAATTAATAGAATTAAATAGTCAAATGACAACTTTGTACAATCAAATGCAACCACTTGTAACCACTCAAACAGCGGCTCTTTCAACAAACGACTCCACTTTAATGTCACAACACACGGCACTCATGGCTGAAAAAATAAAGATTAAAAACTTATTAGATGAATATAAAGACGTTTACTCAGAGTATAACGAAAAAAGCATCTCAACCGATCAACAAAATGCTTCTTACTATTTATGGTTAATTATTGCCATCATTTCTATTATATTAGTGCTTAAGTTTATCTTTTTTCCTGAATTAAAGGGCAATTTGGTTAGCGTAATACTGTGGACAATTATTATTATATGCATAACATTATCAACCATTCATTTAAACAATCCGGCATCATACGCTATGTGGGTATTCTTAGTTGCGCTTGTATTAATGATGAAATCAAATTTGATACCCTCTTTTTAATAAATAATTTTAATTTGACATAATGTAAATATTTTTGTATGTATTTATATTAATGATATCTGACACTCAAAACAACACATCGGCAACATTAAGACAAGGCGTAAATTTCAAAAATTATCAAAAAAAGATTGTTAATAATGTAGCAAAAAAAAATAAACAGTTGGTTGAAGGGTTTACCTCAGATGAAAATATTAGAAAATCTAGAGGTTTAGTCTCGCAAGTGGATATGGTTCAAAATGCCGCGAGAGAATTACAAGACTTACAGAGCCGGTTTTCAAGCGCTTTGCAACGCTACCAAGCGGCAAATGCACAACTAATGACCGCCACAACTTCTTATATAAATGCACCTGCGCAACCCAATTCGGCCGTTGGTAAAAATTTATACGTTAATGCAGTTGTATCCAACCCAGATTCTGAATACATTGGTGCTTATTTAGAAAATACTTCTGCTACTACAATAAATAAATTAACAGGTAATTACACATTTGCAGAGTGTCAACAAGAGGCGATTAAAAGTGGAAACAAATTTTTTTCATTAAGCGGTGCAAACGAAGCAACAAAAAAGGGAGTATGTTCAACTAGCAATGATTTAAGTGCTTTTGAAAAAATAGGATCAGCTGGGTCGGATTGCACACAAGGCAGTGACGGTAATTTGTATGGAGGAAACTTGACCAATGCTCTTTATCAAATACCAGCCGCACAATTCGTTGGAAATTACGGAGACAATCCCAATCGCGCAATGCCAACTTTTGCAAACGGCGGAAGTCGCACATATACATATGAGACGTGTAAAAAGGCCGCCGTTGATGGAGGATTTAAACTATTTGGTCTGCAGTGGTATAGTGGGGGCGATAATGGATATGCTCAATGCGCTTTAAGCAACGATTTTACGGCCGCAACTCAATACGGACAAAGTGGAAGTCAATCTGTAAATGGACAAGGCCAAACAGTTGGCGGTGGATGGGCGAACGCGATTTACGCAGTTGAGTCTACTAATAAATTTATTGGTTGTTATAAAGATAGTGCAACATCTCCTGCGTTAAGAGCTGCTGGAATAAATTCTTCCGTTGATAAATGCCAGCAGTATGCTATAATGAATCCCCAAGACAAATACTTTGCTTTACAAGGTGGAACAAATGGAACCGCCAAATGTTTTGCAGGAAGCAGTTTGAGTGAAGCAACTAAATATGGTCTTTCTAATCCAACTTCAACATTTTCTGATGGAAAAGTTTATGGAAATAATACAAATAATGCTGTATACGGAGTAAAAACAATGGGATTCCCAGAATATATGGGAAAAATTGGCCACGTTGGCAATGATGGTTCATTGGCAGAATACCCATCGTCAATGATAAAAACAGTTAACAATGCACCAACTATTATAGATGCAGATAGCAGTTGTTCACCAGACATTACTAACATTAACAGCGTTCAATGGAAAAATTACAAGAAAATTAGCAATATGACGCCAACTACAAAATGTGGTCTTGGAACCGCCATTCAAGCAGATCAAAATTCTGTTGAAGATTTGGGCCGACAATTAGAGGAAATTTCAACCAAAATTATTATGATTATCAATTATTTAGAAGGCCTTGACTCAAATATAATTTCTCAAGTTGGTCTTAATAAACAATCATTGAACCAAATGTTAACACAATATAACGCTTACAATAACAAATTTTTGCAGTATAAAACAGTAGAATTTAAAAATATAACAGGAATATTATCAGAAAGCGGCATTGTTACAACACAAGAAAACTATACCTATATATTGTGGAGTGGTTTAGCTGTTGTTTTTATAATAGCATCTCTCGTATTAGTAAGAAAAGGAAGTCAGTAATTTGCTATAGTATATAGAATATATTATCTAAGTATATTCTATATAAATGACCATAACTACAGAAGAAGAAAGCACTGAAATAATAGGTGATATTCAAAATCTTCAAAATATAGAGTTAGACTTGTATGATACTTTAGAAAAGGGAGTTGCAAATAACACATTAACTAATGCAGATAAAACTACTATAATTGACCAAATTAATAAATTATCTGACATGAGGGTCAAGTTATTCGCTAATCTTAACAGTTTAAATCAACATTATCAAGGAAGCGTTACATCCGGTGGTTCAGTAATTCAGAACCAAATTAACGCTCTTAGTGTGGTTGAAACTGAATTGCAACAATCTGCTGATGCTATTAAAGTTCTTAACAATGATAAAAATAATATGCAAAGAATGGTTGAAATAAATACTTATTATGGAGAAAAATACGCCGACCACAAAAATATAATGCAAACTGTTGTCTTTTTTTGCATTCCAATTATTTTGATAACAGTTTTAGCAAATATGGGAATTCTTCCTAGAAGCATTTACGCTTTTTTATTAATTATTCTCTCTGTTGCTGCAATAGTTGTAATTGGATTAAAATTAATACAGTCTCTGGCTCATGATAAAATGAATTACCAAGAGTATTCTTGGGGATCACAAGCTCCAACCGCACCGGCGGTGGATACAAGCCAATCTAGTGGACAAAATCCATGGTTTAGCATTGGAGCTAGTTGCGTTGCTCAAGAATGTTGCGGAGATGGTTTCACTTACGTTCCTTCACCAAATAATATATGCATGGCTAATGCGAATTTACCATCTGGAGTTGCTCCATATAATCCAAATCAAGCGGCTAGTGCAACAACCGACGCACCTGCAACAACTGTTGGCGGTCTTCTAGGAACAGCTGCTGCAGGAACTGCTACAGGTTTAACAAGCGCAGCTTCAGGCGTTGCAAGCACTGCTACTCAAAGTGTAGCATCTGTTTACAGTGCTTTATCTAATGTTTAAAATGACAATTTTTATGTTAATTGAGTAATTATAAATTATATTATTAAAAACAAATAATAATATAATATAACAACAATGACATTAAACCAATCTCAATTAAACAGCTTATCGGAACAACAACAACAAACGACTGCCCAAATTAATACCTTAATATCTCAATCTACAGATGCATTAACATGTGGTCCAAATTGTCAGAAAACAAGAACGGCTGATTCATTGCAACAAACCTATTTAAACGCTCAGGCAAATGTGGAAACTGCGCCAGTTCAATTGCAAGAGGCTGAAAGGAATTATTACACGTTTACTCAAGGAACTGCCGGTTATAATGCAGTTCGCTCAAACGCCGTAACGCAACAAGCCACTCAAGCAACAAATACTGCGACTACAACGTTTCAAAATGGCGTTGATTCCGCAACAAGTTTAACTGCAACATACAACAGTTTGAGCAGCACATATCAAAACACGTTTGACCTTTTAAAAAAATACTTGGAGGAGAATGCCGAATTACAAGACCAAATAAACGAAATAAATACAGACACCGTTACGAATGACCGAAAAACTTATTATGAAAGTCAAGGTTATGATAAACTGAAAAGCTGGTATAAATTGTTCATGTGGATATACATATTCCTTATAATAGTTTACTTTATTGGCTTATTTTTGGCAGGAAGTGGCTATAGTTTTATTGCAAAATTTGGAATACTTATTGCGCTTATATTATACCCTTTTGTAATAAATTACGTCGTTATGTTTGTATACAACAGTTTGAGTAGCGTTTATAACTTGTTACCCAAAAATGCATATACAACATTGAATCAAAGTTAATTATTTTAGACTTTGCATTACTTTTTATAATAATGTTGCATTATTATAAAATGTGTTGGAATCAACATGTATCATTAAACACCTTTTTATTTAGTATCTTTGTGTTGCTTCTTATTATATACAATAACGCTTTTACGCAATATAAGATTGCAGATTTAAACAATCCGTGGATGTATATTTTCTTTGCGTCATTCATATTTATGCAGTTGATAGAATTTTTTATTTGGAGAAACGTTGATAATAAATTTTATAATAATATATTTTCTACAATGGCCGCGTTGCTAATTATTTTGCAGCCAGTTGCGAGCCTCATGTTGTTATCAAATGTTCCCCTAAGAAACACATTATTAATGATATATATAGCAAGCGCAACACTTTATTTTATTTACAAGATTTTAACCAAAACCATACATTCCACAGTAAGCAAAGAAGGGCATCTTAATTGGTTATTCTTTAACAATAACTCATTAACATTTGTTTGGTGGTTATTCTTCTTTTTATTTAGTTTATTCTACGATAGAAAATGGTCTGGTTTCTTATTTGGGTTTTTGTCTATGTGTCTGTTTTATTATAATTATGCAAAGGGACACACATTTGGTTCAATGTGGTGTTGGTTTGTAAATTTAATTATGATTTATTACGCTGCTTATTTGTTAATTTATTTACCTTTTTGCGAAAATGGTATATGTGGCAAATGAATAAAAAATATATAATTTTTAAAGAGAGTTATATATTTTTACTTAGAGATGTAATTTAGTTGTCCAAGTCATCAACTTCGTTAGACTGATCTTGGTCTGGGTAAACAATCTGCACATTTACCCACCCATCCTTCTTGGATTTGCCAAATTTCTTATCCATGTATTCACACAGTTCAACGCCCTTGGGAGCCTTTCTGTTACCTTGTTGCTCCTGGAACCAAATCTTGAACTGCTCACACAACTCGCGCTTACCAATTCTCTTTCCCTCCTTTCTAGCAACCATCTCGCCAACAAACCCTGCAATATGGTCCTGGCCTTGACGGTATTTGTTGGACTCGGACATGACAATATCACAGTTCTCAACGATTCCCTGGTTCTCAAACGCGCGCTTCACAAGCATGCTTGCAAACACTGGAGCCCACTTTGGTAGTTTCTCCTTCAGAATTGGATCCTTGGGAAATTGATGCTCAGTGTCATCCTTGGGATCCTCTGGATTCACGAACTTTGACATAAATTCTACGATGCGAATACGTCTCCATGTTCCATCATCATTACTGACAATTTCAAACAATGTATTTGTGCATACAACCAAGTGAAATTGAATGCTGAACTTTTCTGACTCGCAATACAATGCGCGAGCAGTCATAGACGAATCACCTGTAAGTTGCTTCAACATTCCCTCATTGATTTTTGCATCCTTTGAAGGCTCTTGCATGACGGCGTAACGCACCCCCTTCAATTGCATAACCTCTGAAGAAGTTCCACCAACGCCAACGCGCTTCTCAGTTACAAGAGTGACTGGAACAGTTCCAGCATATTCTCCAAGAGTAAACGTCATTAAATCAGTAAGCAACGATTTTCCGTTAGAACCATTTCCGCGATAAATATTGAATGTTTGATTAATATTCTCGCCAATTAGAACAGACGACAAATGATCCCACATATATCTGTTAAGAGATTTGACTGGAAATAGTTGTTCCATGAATGTCAGAATTTGATTGGCAATTCCGCCATCCCTCTCTTGGTTGAAAGCTAGGTATGCAATTCCAGTTGTCTTGGTGATGTAATCCTGAGGATAACCGTCTCGGAAAATCTTGTTCTTCAAATCCACAACACCATTTGTGAAGCAAAGCAGGTATCTGTTCTCGTCCATCTTCTTGACGAATTCCTCATCATAGAAGATTTCCGCGGCCTCCCTGAAAATATTGCTCTTGTCAGCAGTCTTTTTTAATTTACACGACAATTCTGATACATGTCTAATCTTCTTTTTGAATTGCTCGTAGCGCTCATCAGTTGATTCAAACGCGGACATCTGACCAATATAAACCTTTTGCTGATTCTGATACAAATTATACATTTCTCTTGAGATTGACAAACGCAGCGAGTGTCCAAGGTCTCGTTCCCAATGATGATTTCTGAAAACAAACCACGTTTTATTTGTAATGCTGCTGCAAATATACTTGTCCTTGAACATCTGATGCAAAACCATCGCAAAGTCATAGTCTGTTGGAGTGTTAATAGTCTCTTCCAAGAAATGCTGAACAGTGTTTTGCTTCACCTTTTGATACTCCTCAAACGCGTCTTGCTTTGCCCAATACAAAATAGAACGCTTTGTGATTCCGTCAGGTCTTGATTTGAAATCTTTCTTCCATCTTACATACAAATCTGGAATAGTCTTATAATCAAAGTCGCTTGCTTTGCTGCGCAACATTACCCACGACAAGAAGAGGCGATCATCTGTATGCTTCAAGCCAAACGCTACCATGGTGTTCAATACGTGAGAACCAGGTTCATAATATTTTGCAGGTAAAATCTGGGTATATTCATGCACTTCTTTGATATTGTATTCGCTCAAATTCATATCCTTAAACAAATTGTTAACTGCGCGTTGCAACATTTCTTGATTTTTGATATCCTCCAACGAAATGGATTCTTCTTCATCATTGTCGTCAGAAACAAGGAGCTTCAATTTTGTATTTGACGTTACAGTTCGCTTTGGTTTTATCTGAGTTTTCATCTCTTCGTATTCTCCTTTAATCTTTGGGTTCAACTCAAATACAGGATGCTCTGCATATCTGGCAGACACTTTATGCAATTCCTTTGAAACATTAAATGAGGTTTTGATATCCTTCTCATCCATCATAAACTCACCGTCCGATGAATCGTAGGTAATAGAGTAATGCTGCGTCAATTCATAAGCCATGTTTCCAGGCTTTCTTGAACCGAACACCTGCCAATTTGTAGTGCCCTTGCTGATTCCCTCGTCCAAAACCGCCTCCCAACTATTGATAAGAGGAAGGTCCCAAATCTCGTGAATTTTAGTCAAAACCTTCTTACGCAAAAGCATCTGCAATGAGTGTTCCATTTTAATACCAATAATAATATGAACACCATCTTTTGTCAAAGACTTGTCGGCTAACCTATTCACGTCTGGTTTTTCAAAAACATAAATTGGAAACGGCTTATTCTCTTCAAAAACAAAGAATTCCTTAAGTAGTTCCAAATACACCAAATTGATTATATCAATAATGTGATCCTTTGTATGCTGTCTAGTTTCAACGTCATAACTATATCTGAAGTCAAAGTCAAGCAAAATTGCTCCACCGGTTTCCAACTGTTTCTCTGTCAAATATTCCATTTTTCCATTGACAAATACTGCTCCATGATAAAGGGACCAAAACGTCGGTTCCATTTCTTTTGGAATAATGTATGACCCTCCATAAATCCCTAGTTCTTTGCTGGGAATTCTTGTATGAGTTAATGAAATGTTCGCCCCTTCCCTCTTTTCGGAGTTAGCATTATGCTTTGAAAGAAATTCATTTAGATCTTTAAATTGTGTTTGTTTGGGTTCCATCTTTGTTGTTGGTATTATATGTTGATATTTTTCTATTTCGTTTTTTTTATTAATTAAAAGAAATTCAAATACGCGGAGTTTAACGAGTGACTTATATTATTATCACGGAAATAGATATAGAAATAATGAGATATATTGTATAATATATGTCTTCCGAAAAAACAACAGTCTTGACAAAAGATACAATAACCAGATTGTTGCGCGATGTAAAAGGTATTATGAAAAATCCATTAACAGAGAACGGAATTTATTATATGCACGATGACACTGACATTTTGAAAGGATACGCGTTAATTATGGGGCCTTCGGATACACCTTATTTTGGAGGTAATTATTTTTTTGAGATTAACTATCCTTCAAATTATCCACACAGTCCTCCGACCGTCGTTTACTGCACAAACGGAGACAACATTCGTTTTAATCCAAATCTTTATAAGTGTGGAAAAGTTTGTGTTTCTATTTTGAATACGTGGCGCGGAGAGCAGTGGACCTCTTGTCAAACCATATCCACTCTTTTGTTAACGCTTTGCACTTTGTTATGCGAGAACCCTCTTTTAAATGAACCTGGCGTAACAACAGGACATCCTGATTTTGCAAATTATACCAAGATTATTGAATATAAGAATATTGAAATTGCTATTTTAAAAATGGTTAGTAAAGTGTCTGGAGTTTATCCAGAGAAGTTTGATTTTTTCTACTCAATCGTTAGGGAGAATTTTATTAAAAATAAGGACACAGTTTTAAAGTATTTAGAAGACAAGGCTCGCGAAAATTCCAAATCAGATCAAATAGTTACTAGCATGTATAATATGACCGTTTCATTAAACTACCCTAAACTCTTGAAATTGTTTAAAGAATCAACTGAATCTACAAAGTGAAATGCGCGCATTTGCTGAGATGTTTGATTATCTTAATATATAAAATAAAATTGAATTAAATAAATAATGTAATGTAATAATATATAGCCAATATGCACTTCTGCAGTTCATGCCAAAATATGTATTATATTCGCATTGATAGCGAAAACACTAACAAACTTGTTTATTATTGTAGAAATTGCGGAAATGAAGATTCTACTCTTGACGTTGATAATATTTCAGTGTCAAAAATCCAAGTTTCAAAAGGAGAACAAAAATTTAATCACATCATTAACAAATATACTAAGCTTGATCCCACATTGCCAAGAGTTAGTAAGATTTTGTGTCCAAACGCAGAATGTGAGACAAACACACACAGCAAACCAAGAGAAGTTATTTACATTCGCTATGATGACGTTAATATGAAATACATTTATTTGTGTTCAACGTGTGACACTGTGTGGAAGACTGATGAGCAAAAGTAATTGATAAGCGCGTCCTTGAAAATTTAGAAACATTCTTTCAAACTAGAAAACCGGTTTTTTATTATAACGCATTTATAATAAAAAATTGATTCAACTTATTTAAAAGTATCTTTAGTTAATATATCAAAACATGAGTCACCAAGAAAAAGAACAATTATATTCCGATTCTGATTCGGATAACGATGAAGTAGATGATAATGAAGAGGAAGAGGAGCCGGAGGAGGAGCAGGAAGAGCCAGAGGAGGAGGACGCAGTTGATGAAGAAAAAAGCGTTGAAGATGAAGAAGAGGAGGAGGAAGAAGATCAAGACGATGTCAGCGAGAATGAATATACTCCCAAAACCATTCCTCAACTTGGTGGATCAAAAGAAGGCGATGATGACGAAGATGATGACGACGACGATGTTGCCGGTCCTTATCTCCAAAAGTTTAACGCCGAGATTAATAAAAATTATCTCGTTGACTTTCACCCTGAATGCACAATTAATAATTACGACGAAATCAATGCATTGACTAGAATTATTCGCGATAAAAATAACAATGTTGTTGACGAAATTCACAAGACAATTCCTTTCTTGACAAAGTATGAGCGAACTCGCATTATTGGGCAGAGAGCAAAGCAAATCAATTCAGGTGCGAAGGCGTTTGTAAAGGTTCCTGAAAATGTCATTGATGGATATTTGGTCGCAGAACTAGAGCTTGCTCAAAAGCGCATTCCATTTATTATCAGACGTCCTTTGCCTGGTGGTGGATGCGAATACTGGAACTTGAAAGACTTGGAGATTGTGTCATTTTAAAAATAAATAGTAAAGTATAAAACAAAAATTTGAATTTTGCCTTTATTTATATTATGTTTTTTTATTAGCATAATATAAATGACAAATTCAATAACAACACGCATTATTAATGACCCAATTATTAAAGAAAAAATATCTGATTTAGGTGTTAAAGAAGATGAACAAAATATTATTGATTTTATAAAGAGTAAATCAGTGGAACCTGGGTTTTCCGATAAAAAGGAGTTTATTGAAAACTTTGTTAATCAAATAGACAACGAAACTGATAGAGCTAATTTATTTTTATTACTGTTTTACATTTTTTGCTTAACAAGCAACAACGGAGAACCAGACGACGAGTTTATTTCAAAGTTTATTAAAGAACTTAAAGAAACGGTGTCATTTGGACAGTATTCTAATAAAATTTCTCAGCTTGCAAATAGTTTTAAACCGTCTAATCAGAATGAAGAGGAACAATTGCAGTTGTTAAAACAAAAGCTTTTAAAATATGGAATTTCTCAAAATGGCGGAACAAAACTTAGTAAGAAGAAAAGTAGAAAAGGGAAAAGAAACGGAAAAACTATTAGAAAAATTAAAAGAAAACTAAGAAGTGGAAAGAAAACCAGAAAAAATATGAAGGGTGGAATGCCTATAATGTTGTTGTTGGGGTTGGGAGCAGCAATGATCGCTGCTGCAGGCGCCGCAACTGCTGCACCACCTCATCCACCTGGTTTTGTCGCCAAGGGAAAGGCTGTTGCGGAAATTGCAGATAAGGCAGTTGGTTTATATTTGGGAGAGCCTGGAGACGGTTACAAAGGATTGCAAGACTTGGATAATGCGCTTCAGACTGGTTTGCAATCAGGTGTATTTAATCGTCCAGAAGACGTTCAGTTGGGT